TCCCGTCGGTTGATCGCCCTGGAAGCTCGTCTCCGGCAAGCCGAAGACGTCCTCCGCGAGCTCGGCGCGGATCTCGCCGTTGTTCAATCCGCCGTAACTCACATCCATGACGCGGCAGATGAGCTCCGAAAGCCCGAGCTTGGCCCACGAGAACTTGATGACGCCGCCCGGTCGGAGCGTCGCCGCCTTGCGGGTGAATCGCACCTTGATTCGGGCGAGTGCGGCCGTGCTGGCCGTGAGATCCCGCTGTGCGACGCGCGCGGCGAGCGTCGGATTCGGGATGCCGGGATACTCCCGCGTCTCGGCGATGACGTCACCCTGACCGTAGACGCTGGCGAGATCCTGCACGGTGATGACGGCGTCCCTGCCGGCCACCACGTCGAAATAGCGCACGCTGATCTCGTTGACGATCTCGCCCGCGCCGGCCCGCTCGAAGGACTCCACGTTGATGATGCTCGACTCGTCGAATACCTCGAGCGTCTCCGGATCGTAGTCGCCGCGGATCGGCGTGAGCATGAACTTGCCGGTGAACGGGTCGGCGTAGTAGACCGCGCCGCAGTGATCGAGCACGGTCTGGATGAAGTCCTTGACAGGCACCTGATTCGACCAGAAGAAGCAGAGCCCCATGCCTTCTTCGTAGAAAATATCCGCCGCCGCCGTGAACGAGTCGTCGTCGATCATGGAGGTCGGATAGTTCATCCGCATGTACGGATCGGTCAGGCACTCGCGGATGATGTGTGCGGGGTTCATGCCGCCGCGATCGGTGGTGATGCTGACGTCCTGATAGGCCCTCGCCTCGGCGCTGGTCGACCCGGAGAAGTAGGCACTGCCGTCGAATGGATCTGGGTCGGCAGTGCGGACCCCGATCCCGTCGCCTGAGTTCGTCCAGCCGGTCAGTCCGCTCTCTGCGCCGGGATTCACGATCTCTTGCAGATCGTTGTCGACTTCAAGGGCGATGTTGTCGATGAATCCGTCGTTGTTACCGCCGGAGATGCGATCCATCTTCATCCAGACGCGAATCTTCGCCGTCCCGGCGGGCACGGTCCCGGTCAGCGTGCGCTGGGTCCATTCGTGGTCCGGCACGCCACTGATGGTTGAGTCACTCGAGCCGATTACGGCGTTGTCGAGATCCAGGAACTGCACGCCCATGCCGGCGTAGTCCCACTCTTCCGGATGCCACGAACTCTGCCACCACCGAAGCTCGAACGGCTTTTCGCTGGTCGTCGCCTCAAGCTCGGTTACCGCTGCTTTTTCCTCATACCATTGATCGGATCCGTCCGCCTGCGCGTAAATGCGAGAGCAGCGAAACCACCACGGCTTGACATACGGCGTATTCGCCGAGACGCGCCCGGCCCTGAAGATGACGGAGACCACGCCGCGAAACGCCGGGATCAGTGAGCCGAGTTTCGAGACCAGGTAGGCGTTCTGCGTCTGAGCAGCGTCCCCGAACAGGATGTCCGCGACGCCCTCGATTCCACCCTCGCGCTTATCACCGCCGAACAGATCCCATGCCTCGATGCCGGTGAAGGTGTTGCTCGACACCGGCCCGCGCCACGCCGAACGCTCGCCCACGATGATCTCGTCGAGCCTGTCGAGCGTGCGGCACAGCACGAAGTGCAGGCCCATCCGGTAGCGGTAGCCGACGACGACTTTCTTACTGCTGCCCACCGCTCACTTCCTCGAGCGCGTGGCGCACCGTGCGCGCCGCCATCGCATCCCCTGTCGCCAGCATCCGCTCGGCCTCGATCCCGTTGCGGCAGAAATCGAACCAGTCCCAGCCGTGGCGCGCGAAGAAGGCGCGCGCGCCGCGCGAGCAATACTGCCGCTTCGGCGTGTCGTGGTAGAGGTGCCGGCGGTAGACGCGAAGGCTCATTTCTTGCCGCTCTTCTTCTTGATCTTTTCGGTACTCAGGTCGCCGTACCAGGCGAGCGTCGGCGCCTTGATGATGACGTGACCGAACACCATCCCGACCGCGCGGCCCTCCTCGATCTGCGGCACGTCGAGCTCATCGAGCGCGGCCGGCTTTGGCGGCTTCGGTTTCGGTGCGAGTGCCGCGGCGACGTAGCTCGCCACGATCATGATGATCAGCTTGACCCACCAGACCACCTCGCACCTCCTAGTAGATCGGCGTCCCGGTGAATGGGTTTTTCTTCGGCATGTGCGTAAACCCGCCGTAATTCAGGCTGTTGGCGTAGACCTCGTCGCAGGTTGTCATCGTGTGATCGCAACCCGGCAGCAGCGTGACCGGACTGGTGACGATCAGTGCGGACGAAAATCGCCGCGATAGCGTGAAAACATTACCGCTCACAGACTCGATCAGCCGCCGCTCGGTGATCGCCGGCGAGCCGGTCACGAACTCGATGAAGCCGCCGGGATACGGGTGTGTGGAGTGTTTGCCGGCCACCGTGACCGTGAGCCCTGAGATCGCCGTGACGGTCGTCGCGTACTCGAAACCGGCCCGCGCGACCTTGCAGTCGTTGGGGTTATAGAGCGCGTAGGGACAGGCGACCTGGTAGTAGCGACCGAGCCCGTTGCGATTGATCGAGATACTCGCCGGCTCGCAGGACATGAGCGCCGTGGAGGTGTCCTCCCAGGAGACATTGAGCAGGCGCCCGACCCAGGCGACCGCGACCTCGGAATCCCCACGATGGAGACGGCGCACGATCAGGCCGATGGATTCATCCGGCGGCTGAATGCGAAAGAGCTCTGCCACCGGATGATTGCGCCGCGTTCTCAGGTTCAACGCATTGCGCGGCTGCTCCGCCGAGAGCGCGATTTCCGTGCGCTCGATCGGTTCGCTTGTGTAGGTGTTGCTCGAGTAGACGACGTCGACCTCGGCCGAGGTGTAGCGGTAGGTGGCGTTCTCGGCATAGAACTCGTAGAGCTCGAGCGGTGCGCCGAGCTGCTCACTGATTTCGTGCGCCTCGTAGGTCACGACGGCACCGGCGCTTCCTGCGCCGCCACGACGACTTTCGGCCCCACCACCGGGCGGTGCAGCCACTCGATGCGATCCTGCGCGAGGCGCATCCGGTGCAATGTCGCAAAAAGTGCAATGTCGTCCTGCGTGACGGTCTGAGGCATCGTGCCGGACAGCGTGAGCGTCTCGATGCCGCTCCCCGGCGTGATGGTCGTCACCTGGCGCGCGATCGTCGTCCCGTCCGTGAGCCGGAAAAAGATGTCCGCCTGGTCATCCGCATAGCCGGTCTGCATGCCGACCTCGCGGATCACGACCGTGCTCGAGCCGCTCGTGGCCGTCGCGGCGAGCTCGAGGCCATTGTTGAAGGTCGGTAGCCAGAACGCCTTTTGACGGCCACGCAGCGCCGCGAGCTTGCGCCGCAAGGCCCACGAGTCGGCCCGGGTCAGCGGTTGCCAGGCGAGGCCGAGCGTCTCCGACGGATGTTCAAGGGAGGTGTCGCGGAACGGCCGCGCGATCCCATTGTCGATCGTATTGAACGCATGCCGGACGTACTCCGGCACGGCCACCTCGCCGACCTCCGGACAGTCATCGATCAGGTAATCGCCGCGGTAGGTGTCAAATCCGCTCGTGTCCTCGGTCGCCTCGGCGTCGTCATAGCACAGCCATTCGACCTGCCCCGTGCGGTGCGGGCCGGCGCCGTGCATGGCGTCGAGGCCTGTCTGGGAGTCGCACTCGAGCAGGCGCAGGACGTGGCCGCTCGGGTAATCGTTGGCGAGTGCGGAGACGGTCAGGCCGCCCGTCGTGGACCCGGACACCGTCAGCGCCTCAAAGGTCTCTTCGTCCTGCCAGATGGCGAGCGACATCGCGGCCGTGAACTGCGGCGCGGTGTTGTCGAAGGTCAGCGTCGTCGCCCCGGCGGCGGCGGAGACGATGCGCGGAAAGCTTGACCAGTCCGGCACCTCGAATGGCCCGGGATGGACGCCGCGCATCATGAGCCGCGCCCGCTCATACGCACGCGGCGAGGAGAACACGTACTCGTGATTCAAGCGCCGGCGCGGCGTCGCGACGAGCTGGATGCGCTGCTCCTCGGAATAGGCGCGCAGCGCGTCGGTGTAGAACTCGACCCCCTCGAGCATCGTATCCGCCGGTGGAAACGGCCAGATCATCCGCCGACGCTCGCCATGCGCACCCGCGTCCCGTTGCGCGAAATGAAATTGAGCATGACTTCCTCGCCCTGCGCGGAGAGGAGGTAATCGCGGATCACGCCGGTATCGAAGGCGTTGATGTTGCGCAGGTTGACCTGCGGCGCCGGCGCGGCCTGTGCCATCGGGATGATCGTCTTGCCGACGTTGCCGCCCATGACGATCTCGGGACCAGACTCCCCGACCACGCCAAACTGCCCCGGTGCGATGAAACCGCCCGACTCGAAGAAACCGCCGAAGAAACTCATCAGCGCATCCATCCAGCCGCCACCACTGCTGCTGCCACCACTGCCGAAGATCTTACCGGCAATGTCCGCCGCCAATGCCTGCGCCGCCATCTGCACCAGCATCTGGGCGAAGCTGCGCAGCATCCCGTCGATGCCCTCATCAAAGCCGTTGACCAGCGTGTCGGCGATGATGTCCTGCGTGTTACGCGAGGCTTCCTCCCAGAACACGTCGAGCTTCTGCTGCTCCTCCGGCGGGAAGACCTTGTGCGCCGTGATCTGTACCTCCTCGAGGTACTGGGAAGCGTTCTCCGCGATGCGCGCGGCAGCGTCCTCCTGCGTGATCCGTCCGGCCGCGAGCAGCTCCTCGACTTGAGAGTCAAACTCCGTCCACGCCACGAGCGCCTTCTCCTGCGCCGTTTGGGTCGCCGCGTCCATGTCGCGGTAGAGCTGCTCCGTCGCCGAGACGGTGATCCGCTGTGTCGTGACGGCGAGCTCTTCCAAGCCGCGCATGGCGTCGTCGGTGAGTTTCTTCTGCTCCTTTGCGGCCTCCTCGAAGTCCGGTACGAACGGTGTGCGGCTGCGCCCGCCCGGCGGAAGGCCGATGCCGGTAGATGTAGTAGGCGGCGCCTCCGGGCCAATGACTGCGCCGACTGCACCGCGCAACAGCCCCGTTGGTCCGCGAGCCGCGATCTTGAGCCACGTCTCGCCGAATGATTTGAGCTTGTCTTCCTGATTCAGGAGTTCCGTCAGTCGGTTGGTCACCGCCGTGATGGCCGGTGCCACTCCCACCGTCAGCGCGCGTGCCATGTCATCCCATGATTGATTCATGGCCTTGATCGCATCGTCCGCATCGGCGAGCGCCTGGATCTGCTCCGGCGTGAGGATCTTGTCCATCTCCTCGCGCGCTTTGCGGATCCCCTCCGCCCCCTCCTCGAAGAGTGGCAGGAGGTCCGCGCCCGCCTTGCCGAAGAGTTCCACCGCCGCGCGGGCCTTATCCGCCGGGTCTTTGAGTGCCGCGATGCGTTCCGCGAGCGTCTCGAATTGTTCATCGGGCGCAAGACGCTGCAGGTCCGCGACCGTGAGGCCCAGTGCAGCAAGTGTCAGATTGGCGGCCTTAGATCCGCTCGCGGCCTCCGAAAGCGTCACCTGCATCTTCTTGAATGCAGTGGTGAGCGCGGTCAGTTCGATGTCGTTTAGCTCGGCGACCTTGGCGAGCGTCTGCATCTCCTCGACGGCGATGCCGGTCTTCTTCGAGGCTTTGAGGATCTCGTCGCCGTACTCGATCGAGGCCGCGGCGGCGCTCGTCAGACCGCCGACGAGGGCCGTGATGCTGATGCCGATACCGAGCGTGGCGCCGATTTTCTTGAAGGCGCCGCTGATGGCCGCCGCATCGGCCTGCATCCGCTTGCTGAGCTTGGCGGACTCGCGCGCCGCCTGGTCGGCGCCCTTCATGAAGCCGCCGAGCTTCAGGATCAGGTCGAGCGTCAAGACACCGAGACTGCGTGCGCTTGCCATTGTCTTACTTCCCCGTCGCCGCGATCCGCATGAAGACAGCGGGTGTCAATGCCTCGTCGGCCGGTGCTCTGGCGCTGTCCATGAATTCGGACGGTTGCACGGCCCGCCCGTGTTGCCCGCCCGTGCGATTGATGATGAGTGCCGCGAGTGCCGCGAAACCGCACTCGAGACGCCGGTCGACGCGGCGTCCGACGTTGAGCGTCCCGTATTGGCCAATGAACCGCGCCCACGTCCGCGCTTCCGCGTAGGTGAGCCGTTCCTGTGCTTCCTCGATCGTGGCGCCGCCGATGCCGTGCAAGACCAGCTCGCACCAGAACACCTCGGCGCCCGTCAGTTTTTTGCGGGTTGCTCCTCGGCTTCAGCCTCGACGGGTTCACGCATGCCGTTGACGATGTAGAACGCGCGCAGCAGTTCGTTCGCGAGCGACGGCTCGAGCTGCAGCGCGTCCTCATAGGCCAAGGATTCGCCACCGAACAGGATCCCGCCGGCGATCAGCGCGGCATTGACGCTGCGCTGCTCGTCGTGGCCGTTCGCGGCAGAACGTGCCTCTCGCATGGCCCGGTCGATCCAGCCGAACGCCATCCGGCGCACCTCGACCGTATGCGTGTACTCAGTGCGCTCACCGGTCGCTGGATCCGTGCCCTTCCAGGTGATCTCGCGCGGCTCCGTCTTCGCCGTGACAATCCCGCCGATCGACCGTATCCGATCGAGGGTGAGGTCACTCATGCGGACTTCGGATGCAGGACCGGCATGCCGGAGATCTGCATCGGCACGGTCGATGTCACGACGGCGTTCAGCGCGAAGTCGAACGGCACCGAGTTCACGGTTGCCTCGAATTCCGTGAAGGTGCGCGTCGCCGGGAACGTCCATTCGCCGAGTGCGGCGGTCGGCGGATCCGTGCCGTCCGACCAGCCGATCGCCCACTTGCCCGGCGGGTCGCCATTCGTCCACATGTCGTACAGGTCGATGTGCGAGTCCTCGGACGGGTCGAAATTGAGCGTCACGCTGGCGGCACCGGGCGTGGCAAGGCCCGCCTCGTAACTGCGCGCGGTGTCCTCGAGACAGGTCGTCTCGATCTGCTCGCGCGGGGCATCGAGCCCATTGATCGCCGTCGGGCAGGCAAGTGCCGTGACGGTGCCCGGTGGCGTCATGTAGTAAAGCTGTGTTCCACGTGTAACAACGGCCATTTCTGCTTACTCCTCTCTCAATCTCTGGTTGAGCGCCAGTCCGACGTGAACGAAATCCGGTAGGCGCGCGTCGCCGGGTCGCGCGTCTCCCCATTCCACGAAACGACATAGGCCGCGCCTTCGATCGCATCGCGCAGCGCGCGAGCAGCGGCGCGGGCGTCATCCGCCGTCAGCCCGTAGACGTCCACCTGGACGCCGTGATAGTCGAGCTCCGACACGCAGGCGAGCGTGTTCTCAGGAGCCCCGTAGATGATCTGCCATACCGCGTAGACGTGCGGGTCGTGCTGTGGCGCCTCGCCGAACGGGTAGAACCGAATCCGGCCACTGCCATCCGCCAGGATCGCCTGCACGGCCGAATCAGCGGCACAGACCGAAAAAATCGGCGGGTACATCTACGCGCCCGCCTTGTCGAGCAGACGCGAGAGCTCCGCGACGACGGTTTGTGTCACGCGAGCGGTGTTCTCCTCGAGCGCGCGGCGCATGAACGGCTGTGCCGGTGTGTCCTGCGTGCCGAATTCGATGTAACGCCAGTGGCGGGTATCCCGGCCCGGCAGGCCGGCCTGCCCTTTTGGCGGCGAGCGCGTGTTCGCGCCGCCCATCACGCCGACCCGCATCACGACGCCACCCTCCTGCCGGCCGGCACGGGCACTGTTCTGCGTCACGATGTTCTTGGCGATCACCTCGGCCGAGGCCGGATCGTCGATCGCACGCGCGTTGCGCCGCGCCGCATCGCGGACCACGTTCATGGCCTTGCGAGACGCCGCGGTCGCGATCTTCCTGACGCGCTTTTCATCGCCGAGCGCCTTGAGGCGCCGGTTGATCTGCTCCACGCCGGTCAGTTGAAACGAGACGTCCACGATCAGCCCTCGTTCACGCCGTCGCCGCAGGCCGCGACGATGTACTCGAGGCCTGAGTCCGGATCCTGCAGCAGCGCCGTCGGGTTGTAGATGCGCTCGCCGTGGACGATCCGGTGCTTAGTCGTTAGTCCCGATCGCCAGCGGAACGTAATGAGCGTATTCACCTCGGCCTGCAGTTGCTGGGCGGCGATGAACTCCCGTCCCGATCGCGGGGCGACTTTGGCGGCAACGCCGACCCAGACCGGCGACCAGACGACGGTGATGGCGCCTGTTTCGTCGTCCTGGACCTCCACAGACTCCTCAATCGTGACTCGATGGCGGAGCTCGCCGGCAGACAGCATCGAAGCGCCCTCACGCACACGCCGGGTCGCGGCGCATGTAGATCTGAGCCGTCACGGCGAAGGGCAGATAGCCTTGCGGCCACGATTCGCGCATCTCGCCGTCGCGATCCTTGAACAGGATGCCGACCAGCACCGCACAGGCCGATTGCACGTCGGCCGGCACCGTCTCCCCTGGCAGGAGGTCGCCGTTCTCATCGAGAAATTCGAGCGAGCCGGTCTTGAGGTAGGCGATGAGCATGACGGACGCGGCCGAGATCTTGCCCATCAGGTCGACGTCGTCGACGTCGTGATCGAGCCGCACATGCGCCTTGGCGTAGTCGAGCGTGATGAGATCCGCGCTCATGCCCACTTGCTCCCATCCGGCCCCATGTTCGTCAGGTCCCGGCCGGCGCGGCCCGCTGAGCCGGCATCGCCTTTGTCACCCTTGGCGCCATCGCGACCGTCACGACCGCGCTTCACGATCAGGCGCCAGCCGCTGCCCTCCTCCGGTTTCTCCTGCGGCGCATCGCGAGTCGCCATGAAGATCGACCCGCCCCAGGTGACGCAATCGCCTTTCGCGTAGCCCTTGCCCGGCTCCCAGATGTCCCGGTGCAGCGGGAACGGGATGACGATCGGGAACTCTGCCACGCGCTGACCGCGGACAAACTTGAGCGTAATCGTGCGCTCGCCGTCATAGGCAACGGACAGATCGTCGAAGCCGACCCCGTCGGCGCCGTCGCGCCCGTCCCGCCCCGTCGGGCCCGCCTCACCCCGCTCGCCCCGCTCCGGGATGCGTTTCGCCGCGGTGGTCACCGCATCCACCGTCGGTTGCATCGCGAGCGCGATCAGGGCCCGCAGCTTCTCGATCGACGGTGTCACACCGGGTTCGCCCCGCTCCGGGGCCGG